ACAAGAAATCCATTTGGATTTATTAATTCTAAAAAAGCATCAGAAGGAATTAAAACAAAAAAAATGATTCAACAACCACCAACTAATATTAGAAAAACAATCACTAATAAGAAGATCAATTCACCTACAGAATCTGCTTTAAATAAAGCGGATGAACAACCTAATGCAGATTTTTTAATTAAAGGAGGAATGGTTGATCAATATAACGGAGTATATTTGGACGATGACGAATCTTTTGATGGACAAGGTAATATGAGTGATGAAATGTTTGAAAGAACAATTGTAAATATATTAAATAAACATGGGTTGTATGTTTCATCCAACAATATAACTATTACTAAAAATAAATGTTTGCCAGATAACGAAGACGACTTTTTTACAACATTTGTAAATATGGAAGAGACTAAATTAAAAAATGAAGACGTATTTAAACGCCGTATTTTAGGATTAACTTCCTATTTTCGTAGTTCCCAAGAAAAATTGCTTCCACGGTTTATTCCTTCAACCCAAATTACTGAAAATAATGGCAAACAATCAATGGTTTCAAGTGTATTTCACATGATATATTGCCCAATGAGCAATTTTCAATTTAAAAAATATATTATTGTTCGTGATAAAGAAATTATACAAGAAAAAAATAAGATAAAACAAAAAACAATTAATGAAAAGAAAGGAGTGTTTAATGAAAATAGTACATATAGGATATATTCTCGTGAAGTGTGTAATTTTGCATTTCCAGACCCACCAGGACGACCTGTTCCAATTAGTAAACTTGAAGCTGAACTTAATGAAACGTTCAATGATGAAACCGACAATAATGGTGAAGACGGGAATGAAAATGATATAATTGAAGAGGGTGAAGAAGAAGAAATGGAAGGAATGGATATTCGTATAAAAAGGGATTATTTGAATAGAATTCAACAATCCATGAAACTTATTGATAGTCCAGAATATTTAAGTGAAGAAACAATCGAACAATACAGTCCTAAATTTTCTGAATTTTTACGTATTTTTAGAATTGGATTGAGTGGTAGTGATGATAACGATACAGTTGAACATGAAATTAACAATAAAGGATGTCATTTATTATATAGTAATTTTAGAACAATAGAAGGTATTGGAATTTTACGATTGGCCCTTCTTAATAATGGATATGAGGAATTTAAAATTAGAAAAACGACGGTTTCTGGAAATTGGGAGATTGTAACTACAGAAGGAAGTGAATTTTCCAATTTATCTACATACAAACGATTTGTTTTATACACGGGAACTGAAACAGCAGAAGAAAAGGAAATAATCCGAAATATATACAACGGTGATTGGGATTTAGTACCGTCATCAATTTCAACCGTTTTGCGTGAAAAAGCCGGTTATACAGATAATATGTTTGGAGAAGTTATACGACTTTTTATGATTACTGCTAGTGGTAGTGAAGGTATTAATCTACGAAACACTCGGTTTGTTCATATTATAGAACCGTATTGGAATTTAACACGAGTTGAACAAATTATTGGACGTGCAAGTCGTATTTGTTCACATGCTTCTCTTCCGGAAGAATTCCGAACAGTAAAAGTCTACATGTATGTTTCAATTTTTAATGACGAAAAAAATATAGACGAAGATATTGATTATGGAAACAAACCTAATGCAACTTTCGAAAAAATATCACAAATAGATGTAATTAAAATGGATTCAAATATTGGACCTAAAGAAGGAAGTAGATTAGATGGAAATATTAAATTAACAACTGATGAAGCGCTTTTGGAAATATCAACAATAAAAAATAGGATTAATTCGTTAATATTAAAAGCAGTTAAAGAAACTGCAATCGATTGTAAAATGTATGAAAAATCACACGAAGGCGAAGGATTAAAATGTTACAATGGATTTGGAATTGTTAAATCAAATAGTTTTGGTTCTTTTCCGTCAATTCAACAAGATATTGGTGAAAGAATGGAACAAAATGTAGAAAATGTGGAAACAAAATTAGTTAAAATTACTATTAAGGGTAAACCCTATAAAATGAATATAAAAACAAATGAAGTATTTGAAGAAATAGGCCAAGGAGATAATAAAGAATTTATACCAGTGGGAGTATTAGTGAAGGAAATTGGTAAAGGTAAAAAAGTAGATTATAGATTAGTAACAAATCCTTAATTTTTATTCGAATCAGAATGTTTTACAAAATATTTGAAACTAAACAATGTGTTATTTTTATTATTCATTTATTTGTTTAATGTTTTTTACAATTTTTCAAATATTCTATATATTATACAATATTTGAAACTAATTATAGTGTGATTATATTAAATAATGTCGTATTTAACGTGTTTACCGACAATCCGTCGGTTAGAACGAATAATAATAATTAATGGCTTAAAAATCAGTAATCACCAATCTTAACTATATTTGATATATTACATTGGCGGTAAATTTGCCAAAACCAGTCTTATTATACCTAAACTTGCCACATCATATGATACAATCAATGGTAAATTATTATCAATATACAACTCTATCATGTTGCATAAAGGAGTGCATTTGATAAATTGTGAAAGAGATTTTAAACTAAATAATCCTTGAATAACTGTTGACGCATCTGCCGGATTTTTAATAAAATCCATATAGCCATCATGGGCTGAACGATAAATTTTTAAACTAGCAAATGACCCATCTGCAGTAAAAATAAGATCTTTGCCAATACTACGTATTTCAATACGGTCACTTATACTGTTTAAAGCTCTAATAATTTTTTGAAAATCCGTACTTGGTAGATTAATGACAGTTGTATATACCACATCAGGTATTACCAATTCTTCTAAATCAGGTTCTATTAATCGCAACTTTTGACTATAACACTGTCTAATATCTCCATTGTCATACTGAAACCCTAAATTACTAACAACACCTTCATGATAATCTGAATTTTCTATATAAATTGTTAATGTATCATCATTTGAAATAGTGCTAATTACACGAAATAAATGCAAAGTATTGGCGCATATTACAATTTTATCTGGTTTACAAACATAATGTTCAAATTTATTCGCTTCTAAAAAAACATTTACCAAAATAGTATGCGTTTTATCGAAATTTATAATTTTTAAACCTTCTTTGGTAAATGTAATAGTACTATCTGCTAAAATATCTTTTATTGCAGTAAATACATTACGTATTGGCTGAATTTGAACTGTTTTAATCGTTAAAACGTTATTTTCTTCGTTCATGTTAAAACTCAAATAGATATAATGTTTAAAACGATAGTCTTTATGTTTTATTTTACAGCCGAAATTCGTATGTAATCGTTGAACTATTTTATTTGTTCCAATCTGCAGGTATATATATTTCTTTCGATTTACAAAAAAAAATGAATAAAAAATTAACGGCGTTTATAAAAAAGAACTCTGATAATAATAAATATTCCTATTATATTCGCCGACCAACACCAAATCGTTGTGAATGTTCCTTCATGGTAATAATTGATAAAACTATACAAATAAGTAATAAATATTATAATAAATGCAATATATTCTTTTTCAAACAATAAAGCAATAAAGAATATTAAATATATCTGATATGCAAAAATGTAGTGTTTTGTCCAATTCCATGAAAGATGTCCATTTTTTGCAACACTTACGGAATATTTTATATTTTTGTTTTTAACAACGTGTATGTAAAGAATTAAAGAAAGAAAAACAAAATATAATGCAAAAAAACATTTACGAATAAATGAATTAGATATTATCAATGTAAAGGCCAGTGGATGTATAATTAACAGAATAAATGCCATTAAAGAAAAAAAGTGGTTCCACCATTTGTCGTTTATGTTTTTCCAAAGAAAAAACTCAATCAACTGCATTAAAATAAATAAAAAATAAAGAAATAATAGTTTGGGTTCGAATCCGTTAAAATATGCTAAAATAAATATGATAAATGAAAATACAAAAGTATCTAATGAAACCTTGGCATTCCAACACATTATTAAATATATAAATAGTTTGGATACTATCTTGCCCACATCATTCCACAATTTCCACTTATAAAAGAAAGAACATTGTATCGTTCTTCAAAAAGTGTCATATTGTAATTATATTGATATAATTGCCATGATTGTTTTGAACTAACAGCGATCGGGGTTCCGGCTGTGTCACATACAATATTTATATTTGCCCCCGTTTGATCTATTTGAGGCATATAGGTTGTTATTTCTAATTCAATATTTTTAAATTTGCTCATATTTATTGCCCCTGATGGCTGATAATCAAATGGAGACGTATTTAAACAGTAATTATAACAATATATACCTTCACGCGCATATCCATTTGTTCTGACATATTTTTCAACATAGTCGTAAACACCTCTTTCAATAATGTTTTCACGGTATTCACCTTCTAATACAATTCCCATTGTATTCAATATTTCTTTACGATTATATGGTGAATAATCGTTTGTAATAAATAATCCTGTTTTTACATTATTAGGATTTGTTGAAGGACCATGTGTTAGTGTCAGTGATGGGTTTATAGTGTATCTTAGTAAAGGGTTTTTATCGTCAAATATTAATTCATCCGGCGCCATAATTATATTAGACGGCAAAGAACTATATGCCCAATTTGTATAATTCGACCATTCATTCCTCATATTTACATCATTTCTTTGAAAAAAGAACATCCAATTACTCACCATCGAAGAAGAATTCAATAATCGAACTTTTGAATTTCCAGTGATATTCTCGAAAAAGTATTGAAAAACATCCTTTACCAAATATACTTGATCTTCCATTGCAAATTTACGCGATTCTTCATTTGAAAGAAAACAATAGGTAGAAAGAAGATGTATATCAGTATTCCATGTTTTTTTCGTATTGCTATATGCATTACTATCGATAATAACAGAAGGAGGTGTTTGTAAGAATCTGTATGGTTGGAATTGTTCTTGAGTAAAATCCGGTTGTATATAAGGATAATTATATGTACTATCAAATACGTCTCTCACTTGGAACAATTCTTGAATTGGACGAAGTGTTACGGTTATGGTTAATTCATTGTATTGAAGACAAATAAGCGGAAAAGCACACTGATTATTTAATGTAAACCAAGTATTAATAGGTATATACAATGTTTTACCCCGTATGGATGGTTCAGCCCCATTTATATTCTCTGTATAATAAGAAGACGGATATGCATTATTACGACCAAACGCATTTGCCGGGTCGTTCAATTCGTCAATATTTCCTGACATCTGATTAAAAAGATTCTTTTTTTCGGTTGTAAAATCACGTTCCATCATAGCCAATAAATATTCACCACTGTATTTTTGAATGACAACCGACCCACAATTGATTTCAATACTACGTATCATCTGAATACCAATGTCTTTTATCCATCTAAAGTCGTAACTAGACCAACTATTATTAGTATTATCACATGGATGGTATATAGGACTCCATATATCAGGTAAATTAACAACCAAATATGTGTCCATTAATAAATCCGCGTATCTTTTTATTTTAAATTGAAAAACGGAATCTTCGGTTAGACGTAAGTCACGGCTTCCTTCATAATCTAGTCGAAATTTTTGAAGACCAAAATTTGTATATTTTGAATATGCAACTTTAAAAAAGGTTTTTGTTGGGTTTCCAGTTAAAATAACATTGGCATTTCCAACGCTTACTAAATTAAAAAGACCACCTGCCATTTATATTAAACAATATTTAATTTTTATATATAGATATATTATATGAAATCTTTGGATTGGTCTAAGAAATTAGCAGTATTATTAATTATTATAATTATATTCTATTTATTATTCCGATACATGTCAATAATATCAGGTAGCAACGGAAGTAATTTTAAAGAAGGAATGTCTACAAACAATAACGATATTAAATTTATGTCTATTAATGATACTGGTCCAAAAGTCCAAACAATTGATCCATCTAAATATCCCGAGTTAACTTTAAAAGATTTTATTATTAAATCATCGTACAATACAGCATGTATCGGGTCAAAAATGTCGTTTGATGCAATAACATACGCATTGACACGTGGATATCGCTATTTAGATTTCGAAGTATATTTAGTGGATGATCTTCCTTGTGTTGGGTATAGTAATAATTCGTCAAATAATTTAAAAATATCGTCATCAAATACTCTTCCTTTGGGGCAAGTATTATATAATGTGGTGACAGAAGCATTTTCGGCCCCTACTCCAAATACGAATGATCCTTTATTCATTAATTTACGATTAAAAACGAAAGATACAAAACTCTATGAAATGGTGGCAAAATCAGTAGATACAAATATTAAAAATAGGCTTTATGAAGGGGCGGTTGATTCTTTAACAAAACTGGAAGATATAATGGGTAAAATAGTGTTATCAATTGATGTAACTACTTCTTCTGATTACGATTCTTATCCTGATTGTTCGAGTTTAATTAATTCAACAAAACAATGTTTTAATTTATCGCAATATGTTAATCTGGAGGGTGGTGGAAATTCATTACGAATGACTACATATTATAGTTTAATGAATCAAACTACAAACCCGCCTAATATAAATGATGATGGAACAACCGATCTGACAATATTAAAACTTGCATATCCGGATATTATTAATGATATTAGTAATCCAAAAATAGCAATTTTTATTAAAGAATACGGAATACAATTCTTGACAGTTAGATTGAACATATTAGACACGTATTTGAAAACATATGAATCATTTTTTTCCAATTGTGGTAATGCTATTGTACCTTTTTCGACAGCATTAAAAATTATAAATTGATTTTCATTCTAATTTAATAGTTTTTACAAATAATCAAATATTGTATCTTATATATAATATTTGAAACCAGCTGGGTTGTGTTTAAAATAAGTGTTTACCGACGGATCCGTCGGTTGGAACGAATGAAGGTTAAAATCAACAGTCAATAAAATTGTAATTTCGAAATACGTTTATATAAAAATATTTATATGATTTTTAATTTATACAAATATGGATGATTTTTTAATACCAAATTTAAATGATTCACGCAATGAGTGGTGTGAAAGATTAATTTACATACTTGTACCTCATATAAATGAGGGTATAACCTCAATTTTTAACGAAGCGTACAAAATGTGTGTTGAAAATAACGAGACTATTAAATATTTAATGACCTTTCAAAATCTTCTTTCGAAAATTCCACAATGGAATTCAGTTATTATTCAAGAAGAAGTACAAAGAATAATCAATAAAAGCGGTTGCAATTACATTAATGATTTAATAACATGTGTTCATATTATTCAATTAAAGGTTCTTACATGTATTCGGGTAGGAAATAAACAAAAAAAGATTGATATTTCAATACCTAAACTAGAACATTTTATTCATAGTATTTATATTCATGTTGCCCGTAAAATATATGCCAATGTTTATTTATTTGAAAAAAATAAAAATATTTCGCCTCTTCAAGTACAAAAAAATAATCGAGAAATAGATCTAATAATTCGTGAATGTATTTTAATAACAATTAGAGATAGTATTCCAACCGAACAAATAGTTCGAGCTTATTTAGACGAATCAGTTGAACATGAAGAAGAAATTATTATAGAGAATTTAAAAGAGCCTTTTGTATCTGATAGTGAAAATAATAGCGATAATAACAATAATTTAGTTAATGAAAAAGAAGATGAAAAACCATCAAAATTGATCACTGAACCATTACCGCCTCCTCCGACAATTGTTCCAATAATTAATAATATTAATGATAATGACGAACCGACTACAACTATAAAATTCAATGATATAGATTATGTTGTAGATGATAAAGGATCTACAAGTACACAAAACGCACCTAAAAATTTAGAAAGATTAGAAGAAATAAGCATGTCTAATTCAATTAAACGTAAACTTGAAGAAGAAGAAAACGATATAGATAATGACAATGACAAAATAAAGATTCACGATGATAATGTGTATTTAGGAAATATAGAGGTATTTGATATAAATAATTTAGATAAAGAGAGTCCTGTAGAAATTAATAAAAAGAGTAATAATTTCATACCTTTGCTTGATGTAGAAGAATTAAATTAAAAATCTTTCGTATATAACCATATTCTTCCTCTCCCCCGTAATTTCCTCTTTTCGTCTTTATTTTTTCGTTTTTATTTTTTGCCGTTT